ATACAAGCAGGTGACAGCCGAAACCATTAAACGCCGCATATCAGGAGTTGATACTTTTAAGAGTGAGCAGGAACAACTGGCACGTGACTTCAAGCAGTCGTACTTCGACGGCATGGATAGCCTCATTGCCTTACTGGAGGAAGAGAATAGTGCCGCATGGCAAGCCACCGCCCACTATAAAACCCTGCAACTATTGCAGATTAAAACCACCGATGAATTTGATGCTATATACCCAATAGACATGAGTTACCTGTTTTTCTTCCGCTGCATACCGTGGCAGAAGGAGGCACTTGACGAACGGCTGGGTAGCATGTTCAGCAGAGCCGCAGGTAAAGAGAGCGCCAACGCTCTGCTGAAACGTGCCCTGGCTAAGAAAACCATCGCCAAGGCATTGCGCAGGTTTGATATATTGGAGTTCCCCGAAGTGATTCGTGGTTTATTCCGGGAAAGCAAGGTAAACCGCAACTCCGATAGCGAACAAAGCCGTATCTTACTACTTGCCGATACGCTAGATACCGAAGCCGACAACCTGATCAAGGATGTGGACCTTAGCCTAACCGTGCAGGATAACCCTGTAGATATTATTACCGACACCAATCTCAATAACCATTGGGATAAAGTATATATGCCAGGATGATGAAGAATATCATGACGACCGTAAAAGGGCGACAGATCAGCATCCCCAACGAATGGGAACAACTGTCGCCCGCTGCCTACGAGGCACTGATAGCCGACTTGCAGCTTTTTGCCACAGGTGCCTTGTCGCCTGCAAGGGTGAAGATTAACTATGTGTGCCGACACCTTGGCATCTCATTGAAACGAATCAAGAACGAAGATGCATTGGCAAACATTGTGTGGCTTGCCGAGCAGGTTACGTTTCCGTTCCTGATCTCCTACCCCGACAAGGATGCCGCACTTCAATCGCTTAGTGCTGAAGACAGAGCCAAGTTTAAGAAAACGCCTCCCGAACGCATGCAGGGCCACGCCCTTGCCCGCTACCTGAGCAAGCTGCCATACGCCTACGTGCTCGACTGCAAGTTCTGTGCCCAAATGCTGCCCGTTATCGTGATTGACGGTGTGACCTACCGAGGCTACAACATCGACACTTCGTTCGGTGTGCTTACCTGCTCACTTACGGCACTGCAATACCTGGAAGCCAACAGCGTGAGCCGTGGCGGTAAAGACCAACTACCCTTATTGGCTGCCATGCTGTACCATCCCGGAGCATATAACTCCCAGTCGGCACAAGAGCTGGCGGCCAAGTTTGCCACACTTCCCGAGGCTACTTTGCAAGCCATTGCATTTAACTTCACCGCCTTTGTGAACTGGCTTTTTGCCTGCACGGAGTATGACATCTTAACCCGTGGCAAAGAATCAAAAAGTGCCATTAGCGTAGGCGCAACAGAGGCACTGTATAACCTTAGTGCCGACGGACTAGGCAACAGCGATGATATTGAGCAAATGAACCTGCTTAAGTACCTGAGCATACTTCGCAAGAAGTTAATTGAAAGTGTGCGCTCGCTCAAGAGTGCGGATATGAAACCCGATAAAATTGCAGCCGAAACAGGTCTGCCCATCGACTTAATAACCCAAATACTATGATACTAGAACTTTTAAAATACTTTGCCAAGTACCCCACCAAGGCGGGTGTGCTGAACCTATTCAAGCAGGGTGAAAGCTCGCTGTCAGGCTATGCCGATCTGCTTAGCTTTGTGAATGCCCTACCGGCTAACAGCGTGATGCCCGACATTGAAAACTACGTGGTAGCATCGGACATTGACAGCACCAAGCAACTGGTAAGTGAGTTTGTGGGTGTGCCTACCTACCTGATGGTAGACTATGGCGAAATAGTATCAACGCCTAACCAACGCAACACCCTGCAAGACAGCATACGGCTTGCCATAACGGTAGCCATGCGCCTGTCCGACACATCGGACCTGATCGAACAAAGCCTGGCATCGTCCCGGACGCTAAACCTTATCAACCGCCTACGTGCGCACATGATGGCCGATGAGCGAAACAGCGTGCTAGGTACGTTTGTGAGTCAAATCATAAGCGGTCAGCACACCTTTGTGCCGTTTCAATGGAAAGACACGGCAAGCATCGGCTGGACAATGGCCTTTACCCTAGATGCAACGGACCTGCTCGATGTGAGCACTTTACGGAGGAGTTTATCATCACAATAATAATTTTTAAAATGAAAACCAAAATGGATTACATCAAAAACCTGATTGCGGCACTCTTCACCGGACTGGCCGCTTATCTGTCCCCCTTAAGCGGGGAACTAAGCAGCCTGCTGGCTGTGTTTCTGCTTAACTTCTTCGTAGGCCTGCTAGCCGGGTTAATCATTAACAAAGAAAGCTGGAGCTTTAAAAAGGCCTTCCGTTGCATACTAGAGGCAACCTCCTTCCTGTTGCTTATCTGTGCCATCTATTACATAGGTGACCACAAGGGCAACCCACAAGGAGCGTTGCAATGCGTTAGCTTCGTTACTTATTCGGTGTTCTACTTTTACGGCGTAAACATATTGCGCAACCTGAAGAACCTGTTCCCGGATGCCTCACTAGGTTATAAAGTATCGGCATTCCTTTATTATGTGGCATCGGTTGAGTTTGTGAAGAAGATACCCTACTTAACCGCTTACCTGAGCAATGGAAAGGAGGCACAGAAATGACCAAGCTGTTACTAAAACGCATCGCCCGCAAAGCAGGCTACACCATCGGCAAATTGTACATAGACGGAGCTTACTTCTGTGACACCCTGGAAGATACCGACCGACTGGATAAAGGTATGACTGCCGCACAACTGGCAGCCAAAAAGATACCGGGGCAAACCGCTATCCCTGAAGGTACCTATAAAGTGATCGTAAACGTATCACCCAAGTTCAAACGCTTGTTGCCTAGACTTGTCAACGTGCCAGGTTACGAAGGTGTACTGATACACAGAGGCAACACGCCTGCCGACACAGCCGGTTGCATTCTCGTTGGTGAGAATAAACAAGTAGGCAAAGTGCTCAACTCTACCTTTTACGAAGACCGACTCGTGGATATGTTGAAGCATGATAATAACATTGTAATTGAAGTGGTATGAAAGACAGAATAGGCATTATCTTTTTCTTTGTACTGCTCATGTTAGTGATGAGTGCGGTTTGTTCGTGCTCAACTCCCCGAGTAGGTGAACGCATAGTGCGTGACAGCGTTTACATTGACCGCCTGAAACGTGATAGCATCTATCAGCGTGACAGCATCTATATCATTGTTAAAGGTGACACCGTGTTCAAGTATCAATATAAGTATTCTTATCGTGACAAGTTGGTGCGTGATACGGTTGCCGTTGTTAGACGTGATTCAATACCCTATCCGGTTGAAGTGTCGAAGTACGTAGATCGTAAACTATCATGGTGGCAAACCACCCTGCTATGGTCAGGCGTGCTAGCGTGGTTGCTCATCATCCTGATGCTATGGCGAAACGGCTACATAACCAAACTATTATCGCTCATCAAAAAGCTATTATAGCATGCATATATATAAAGGAGAAAGCCTCTGATGCGGTGAACACAGAGGCTTTTTTTGTGTTTTGCCGTCTCTAAGCACATAAACTAAGCTAACGCCACAAGCACACCACACAAACACCTTACTTTGAATCGAAAATCAAAGTAATAACCCCAAAAATCAACCAATTATGAATTATTCTCTTGCCCTGCTTCGCAACCCGCAGAACCGCAACGAAGCCCCGAAGTATTACGCCAAGGCACAAGCCACCGGCACAGTAGACATTAACGAGATAGCCGAAGCTGTGTCATACGCCACCTCGCTGACGGATGGTGACGTGTTAAACGTGATCCGTGCCCTGATCAGGCAGCTAAAGGTAAACCTTACCGCAGGCCGCATTGTGAAGCTCGAAACCTTAGGCACGTTCCAGTTGCAGCTTCGCAGTACCGGAGCCGCCAAAAAGGAAGAGTTTACCCGCAGCAACATCATCGGTGCATCCGTGCAGTTCCGTCCTGGTACCTTGATGAAAGACGTGGTAAGCATACCAAGCCTGCCACTTACTAGAGTAGTTACCCGTGCCGTTGCCGCCTCGCAAGGTGGTGAAGACACGCCCGACCTGCCCGATAACCCCGGAGGCAACACCGGTGGCGATGACGTAGACGATCCCAACGGATAAACCTTAACCGCCCGCAGCGCAAGTTGCGGGCTATTTACCCACACCAACGAAAAACCCATGAAAACAATGTACCTCAGTGACCTTGCAATAATGTATTTCCCCAACAGCACTAAACACAGCGCCGTTACCCAGCTTCGCCGCTGGATAAAACTAAACCCCCAACTAACCAACCGCCTGCAAGAACTACACTACCAACCACGGCAACGAGCGCTCACCCCGCTGCAACATGCTGCCATACTTGAATACCTAGGAGAGCCGGACTGATTGTTCGGCTTTTTTTTATGTGTGAATATATTTTTCTTTATATTTGCGAGCGAAACTAATACTATAATCAATGAAAAATTTAAATTTTGTAGCCGTAGATTTTGAGACGGCCGATTTGGAGTGCGAAGCCCCTATAAGGTTTGGGTATTCAATTGTTCGAGATGGGATTATAATAGAAAATGATTGTATTAATATTAATCCTGAAGTAGAAATACATCCTTATCTTAAATATCTTTTAGATGTTGATGATCCTGACTTCTACAATGAACCTACATTTCCAATAGCATGGGCTCGAATAAGACAGATACTGGAAAGCAGTGACTTTGTTATTTCGCATGGAACAACTTTTGACTTTAATATACTCACAAACGTTTTAAATAG